TTGTGCCACTCTTTCTCTTCCCCTGTCAGCTTGCCATCCCAGTAGACCTTGTAGATGTTGGAGTCAGCAGGGACGGTGTAATACTCATTCCTCCACCAGCCGCAGAAGATTGCACGTTGAGTTTTAGCTCGTTTGGCAGTCTTGTACATGTCGTGAAACATGTTGAAGCCTTGAGCCGTACTCTCAAACAAGTACAGCCTTTCAGCGTTCTTCTCAGCAAGAGAGGCTATCAACGAGGCTAGACCTTCTTCGTTACCCCAAGACGCTGTTTCAGTGCCATGTAGATATGTAATAGCTTTACCTTGACCAAGGCGAGACTTGTTTCCAGCGATTTGGTAAAAGAGTCTTGACCTGTTCTTGAGAACCATTTGGTTTCTATTATGGGCAACCAAAGGTATCTTGTACTCCTTGGGTAATCCTTCAATGTACATAGCAAGAGTAGAACGAAACATGTCTCTGTTCTCTTCTGTATCCGCAACCAGTGTGCCTTGCCATCCAGGATGTGTGAACTGCCAATATAAGTCCAGTGCCAAGGAAATATTCGTGATACCAAGCTGCCTACCTTTGAGGATGACAAAGAAGTGGACATCTTCATCTAAGCCTTTCTGTATCTCATTCATCACATATGTCTGAGTCCCCAGAAGGTTACCCATCTTCTTCAAGCCCTCTTCCTTTGTCTCAATCTTGAGTTCGGAACAGAACTTGTAAAACTTCTTTAAATCAAAGTTCATCTGTTTTCCAGTTGGCAATAGCTATTGCTACTTGCTTGTTCTTGGCACATGCTATTAACTCTCGGTAGTGGACAGGGTTGTACTTATCTTCCCATTCCCTAGCCAACTTAATCTTTTCCATCTTCTTAATGCAGGACAAGGCTCGCCTCATCTCTTGCTGTAATTGAACACGACTGTCCCGTAATGCCATCCTCGTAGCCAACTCTGTATCCATGTTCTACAGCTTCCTCTATCTTTATAGCCATCATCACCATTCTCTGCTCTGTCTGATAAACACGGTTAGCCAAGAGGCGACATGCCTCCCGTAACTCATCCTCATCCATCCACAGAAGTTCACTCATCCTTCGTATCCCGCCCATCTAAACAAGTAGTAATACATGTGCCTCTCCCAGCTCTGTTCAGGATACTTCTCTATCATCTCGTAAGCAGCCTTTGCTTGCCAAAGCCAGTATTCCTTACTCATGTAGTCCTCCAAACCCTGACAGTGTCACCATCCGTCTTGGCAGTAAACACCCTGCCCAACCTCTTACCTGCCCTGTAATTGGCGTTAAGCACCTTTGCACGGGCTTCCAGAGGTACTACAAAGCTATCTCCTACCTCCATATCCTCGTAAGGATAAGCATAGACAACCCTAGGTCTAGGCATACTTACTCCACTCTCCAGCACTAACTCTGTAATCATAATAACCTCTCTACCAATAACCACATAGTATAGGTAAACGACCACCTTGTAAAGGGGGCGAGCTATTGAAGGGCACATAAAAAAAGGTTAGTCAAGGGCTTGAGTCTTGACTAACCTGAAGGAGACAACTGCAAAGCAACTATACCAAAAACATGTTTTTTTTTATGGGGGGCGAGAAGTGGGGTGCACCTCTTTTCAGACCCTCAGACCCAATCATGCGGGCAAGCGAGATGATGCAAGCTTACGCAAAGTGTAGGTTGACCCTTACCCAAATCTAAAAAGCTAGCGTGTAGCGTGTAAGGCTTAATTGTCGTTACAGCGGGCGGTAAGTGACAACCCCCATGTTACCCCGATAAGCTACCAGGCTATTGCATAGATAACCTATTACATAACACACCTAGAATAGAATTAGTATACTACATAGACTAACCCTAGGCTAACTACTGGTGCATTAACTTTATAATTCATAGACAAAATCTAACAGTCTATGCTTTGCAATAGAAATAAATGTAGAGAATAGCTATTGACACTCTAATGAATAGTCTTATAATTTAATCACTGTCTAATCATAGACAGCATACAACACAGGAGCTAGTAGCATGTATCAAGTAACTGCAATATTCATGGATAGCGAAATTGGCTATGGTGAGGGTGAGAGTGGCTCATATGCCATAGAAGACTGCATAGAGTCTATAGACAATATCTACATGCAAGAAAAGCTAATCATTAGCTTGCATGTACTGTCTAACAGTAACGTCAATAATATACCTTTAGGTTATGTGTACAAATTTGGTAATAGCGTGTTTATCGTTGAACGTGTTTCAACAAATAAGCAGCTAGCCTAAAGCCTAGCGTATAGCCTAGCTAGCCTAGGTTATGCGATATGCTTTGCATGTCAATCAATCAACTAAACGAGGTTAGTAACCATGAAAACAATTCTCTACTGCAACACCATAGCATCTATGGGGCTTATGCTTGTTGGCCTGTGGGCTTTTGGGCATAGCGACATAACAGAAATACAATTTTTGCTAACTACTCTGTTTAGCGTGTTTATAGGCGTTTTAAGCCTCGTAGAAGCAGAGAGTTTAGGGGCATAACATGAGAGTTATACCTATTCATTCTATGAATAAGCTACAGGCTAAGCTTGTTGCTGGTAGCGTTACCAGTACTTCTAAAATGCCATGCAATAGCTACTCTTTGCCTACAGTGGCATGCATTACAGGCTACAAAATGTCAAAAATAGCTGGCAGCATATGCAGTACATGCTATGCCAATAAAGGTAATTATGTGCAATATGCTAATAATATTGAACCTGCTCAACATGCACGTTTAGACTCATTACATGATGAATTATGGGTTTCTGCTATGGTGGCGCATATAGGTAACGACAGTTATTTTAGGTGGCATGATAGCGGAGACATACAGGGTTTATGGCACTTAGAAAAGATAGCACAGGTAGCAGAGTTAACACCTAACTGTAAACACTGGCTACCTACACGTGAGTATTCTATGGTTAAACAGTACATAGCAAAGCATGGCCAGCTACCTAAGAATCTAATAGTTAGATTGTCGGCCATGTACGTAGACAAGGCCGTAACCATACCAGCAAGCCTACAGAATCAGGCTAACGTTACTGTCAGTAATGTGCACACAGTGACACCTATAGGGCATGAATGTAATTCACCTAAACAAGGTGGTAAATGTGATGATTGTCGCATGTGTTGGGATACTGAACCTGTTAGCTACAAAATTCATTAAGGTGGTACATCATGGTAAAAATTGTATATAACAGGCTATTAGGTGCATGGTACATAGTACGTGGTGCACACCATACCCCTATCAGTGGCAGATTTGAATCTAAACAGGCCGCACAGGCATGGTTAGCTAGGGATAGATAGCAGCTAGCCTATAGCCTATATTGTGGGCTATGGGATATCTGTTAAGGGTATCGATTCATTAACTCAATTGGAGCATAGTATGCAAAAAACAATGATAGCTAAATACGCTGGCACATGTGCTGTCAGTGGTGCACCTATACGCATAGGGGACGAAATAACCTATGACACAGTAGCTAAAAAAGCTTTTTTTAGTGAACGTGGTGATTGTCAAGTGTCTAGCGAATACTTGGCCTCTCGCACACGTACAAAGCCCCATTACGTGTCAGACGTTTATAACGTGGGAGGCAGAGAGTACTACAGGAATAAATCAGGCCTGTGTATTGATGCCCCATGTTGCGGTTGTTGCACTGTTTAAGGAAATAGCCCCATGACTACATTAAAAGCCCTAGAAGATAGCCTGTACTGGATGAATGTCGTGTACAAGCAAAGCACAGACCCCACACAGCGTGAACGGGTGAAAGCCCGTATAGCCAAGCTAGAAGCCCAAATTGAAGCCCTTAAATTGGAGATAGCCCCATGATTGATACACATTGGCTGCAAAGCCCCAAATTAGTTGAAGTCAGCTACAACGACACAACTGCTGCCCTTTTTGACTTGTATGACATTAAGAGAATGCTGTCAGACAAGGTCAAGAATAAGCCCCTTAGTGCTGATAATTACGACTACACCATAGGGGACAGCATAGATTCATTGATTGAATTTATAGAAGCTTTAGATCGAAAATGCACGGAGATTGACAATGAGGAGGTAACCCCATGAAACATACAGAAATATGGTTTGGTGACATGACACATGGTCAATTCTGCGTATCAGATGATGACCTTGAACGGATGGTAGTCATACACAGCATAGAAGAGAAAGCCATCATGAACCCCGATGACGCAGATGAATACATGCTTGCCCAAGGCCACGACAGCTACCTAATTCTTGATGAATTTAAAGGTTCTGTTGTCTTTTCCACACGTTTCATTAAAGGATTAGCCCCATGATTGACATACAAGACGCTATAAAAACTGTTTGGTTAGCCCTTGAAGGGTATCGGGAAAACTGCATTCCTGAAGGGGACGCAGACTATGACGAAGAATGGAGCTACATATGCACGGCTATGGCAGTCATTCAAGAAGATTTAAACCAAATGGAGGAAATAGACAATGATTAAAGCCCCAAGCCCCGATAACGACACTACACGCATGTATCCCCGCACCTTACGGGATGCGTTCCCATCTTGCCCTGAATGGCAGGATAAGCCCCCACTGGCTGACAGGGTAGTGCTATACCTTGGCTGCTTTGTGGCAGGGTATATCTGCGCCCTTATTGCAATGGGCTATTGACTGTGACAGAATGCCCCCTACGCCGTGACTGGCGTGAATTGGGGCATCTGAAGAAGTCTCTATCGGGGACGGCCTCAGATGCCGAATTTTTAAACCGCAATGGTTGGATGCCCCACGGCAACAGTCACACTGGGGTCGTCCACCGATGGAGATTTACTTTGCATTACTTCATGTTCCACATAGGTGACTATCACAAAGACACCGCCCATTTGACCGCAGAAGAAGATTTGGCTTACCGCAGGCTTCTAGACTTCTACTACGACACAGAAAGCCCTATACCGCTTGATATAGCCCCAATTTCAAGGCGCATAAGGTGTCAGCCCCAAGTCGTTGAAAACGTCCTAAAAGAGTACTTTAAGCCCTCAGAGGCAGGATGGATAAACAAACGGGCAGATAAAGAAATTGCCCAGTACAAAAGTTTTTCAACAAATGGCAAAAAAGGTGCTGCTATCAGGTGGGGTAAAGCCTTAGAGGATAGCCCCCCTATAGACCCCCCTATAGCAACCATAAACCATAAACCATTATCCAATAACCATAAACTAGAAATTATTAACCATACATCTATGGTTACTAACCCTATACTAAATACTAGTATATCTAATATAGTAGAAGAAGAAGTAGCCCCCTTAGAGACTCCCTATAGCCCCCCTATAGGCAGGCTATTGCCACCCCATGACCAAGGTAAAGCATGGGCTTACAGGTTGCAGCAAAGAGAAGAATCGGGAGAGACGCTAACGCTTGCCCAAAAGAGGAACTGGAGAGAAGCCTTGAGGGTAAAGGTATGACAAAGTTTGAAGCCCATATTGTTTTGAATCAGGTCAGGGATGGAGTGCTACACCCTGAGTCAGTCATCATCAGAGCCCTAACCATAACTGGAGACATACATGCTAGATGCCCTAATTTGGACTCTCATTCTTCTACTGGGACTGATGATAGGGATAGCCCCTTTTGTCTTCCTAGTGATTTACAAACTACATAAGGAGAACCCATGACACAAGAATTAAAAGCTGGCGACATTGTGCAAGTCATACCTGACAAAGAAATTTTTGGGGGTTGCATGGTAGTGGTGACAGAGTTAAAGAGTTGGGGCATACAAGGGTATGTTCAATCTGCTGCCATAAAAGGACAGCACTACATCCGACTTGCAAATGATGATTTTGAATTTACTGGCGGTAAAGCTATTTGGGTTGTAGGAGAACAAGCATGATTGAAGTATTGAAACAGGCGCTTGATGCGTTTGAAATTGCGGCAGAAGGTGGCGGTGTTAATTTCTATGCTTACGCCCAAGAACTACGCAAAGCCATTGCAGATTTGGAAAGCCAAGAGCGAAACTTCTGCTCACGTTGCGGTAAGCGTACAGCAGACTTGACCCACATTCACACCTGCACACCACCACAGCACAAAATGGTATGGCTGACTCACGAACAGATTAAACAAGCCGTAGCTTCAATCGAGATGTACCACGGGTGGTATCCAATCGAAGTTGCTAATGTCATTCAAAACAAATTGAAAGAACTCAACCCATGACTATCCGTCAACTTAAACGTAGACACTACCTGTTGTTTTTACACAGAGAAAGGAATAGCTATTGACATCATCTAATTAACTGTGCTTATAATCTAATCCCAATCATCTTTAATCGAAAGGTTCGTGACCATGACAAAGTTCTGCGTGAAATGCAAATACTGTTTGCCATCAGAGGCTAGACCCCTAGACTCTGAATACTCTAGATGTGGGTTTGAACGCCCTATATCCTACGTTACAGGCAATTTAAAGCCTGTGCTAGACCTACCCTTCTGTAGCGGTGAACGTGGCCTTAACGGACGCTGTAGCCCTCTTGCTAACTACTGGGAAGCTGCTGACCATGTGATGACAGAAGAAGAGGAACAAGAGCTACTAGCGGGAGATACCCGCCATGAGTGACTTAGAAGAATTGTTTGAACATCTTTGCGTTAGCGACAGTGGAGTGTTGCGTTGGTTAAAAGGCAAAACACAGGGTAAAGAAGCTGGAACAGTAGATACAACTGGATACAAGCGTTTCAAATTCAAAGGAAAAATGTACGCTGCACATCGTGTTGTATGGGCTATTTACAAAGGCTCACTACCTGAAGGACACCTTGACCATATAAATGGAAACAAACTAGACAACAGCATTCACAATTTACGTTTGTGTACTCCATCACAAAATCAAGCCAACCAAAAGAAAAGCATCAAGAACACAACAGGACAAAAGGATGTGACTTTTGTTGAGAATCTTGGTCTTTATCGTGTTCGTGTTTCCATCGACAGAAAGCGTTATGAGTTTGGTTATCACAAAACACTTGAAGATGCCGCACTGGTAGCTACTACTGCTCGTATTGCCTTGCATAAGGAGTTTGCCAATCATGAGTGACTTTTCAACTGAAACAAGAAATAGCGCAATTTGGAGTGGGGATAGCAGGAAAGTAGCCAATGGTAAGGCGAATGAAGTTATCTTGACTAAACAGGGTAAATTAGAAATTCCCGATTTATCCCACATAGAGGCCGTGCAACTTGGACATGTGATGGAACCTGTCATAGGCAGACTAGCCCAAGCCAAGCTAGGTACAGAGTTAGTCAAGATAGAGGAGAGTCTCACCCATGCCAAACACCCTTGGTTTAAGTCCCACTTTGACTTTGCTGGTAAGAAGGATGGTAAGAGTTTCCTCGTTGAAGCTAAGAACTACAACGCTAGTGTTAGGTCTAAGTTTGATGTTAGTGGCATCGCACCCGCTGCGGATATGGCGCAACTGGTGCATGAAGCTGCTGTGTTCGGTGTCGATATGGTTTATCTCGCCGTTCTATTCGGTGGACAGGAATTCCTACTTATTCCTTTTACCATCACGGATGAACAGAAAGAAGACCTTATCAAGCAGATGGCAGTCGTGTGGGGTCATGCCCAAGCAGGGACAACTCTTCCCCCCGAAGACCTAGAACAGGTCAAACTCCTGTACCCACAAGAAGCCACAGGAAGCCTTAAAACAGCCTCTGCAAGCGTTGAGCAAGCCTGCCTAGCCTTGAGTCAAGTAAAGGCTCAAATCAAGCTTCTAGAGGCTCAAGAAGAGCAGTATCAAACCTTGGTAGCTGGCTATATGGGGGATGCCTCTGTGCTATCCAACATAGAGGGACAAGTTCTTGCCACTTGGAAGAATGCAAAGCCAAGTATCAAGTTCGATAGCAAGCTGTTCCAAGAAGCCATGCCTGACATTCACAAGCAGTTTATGCGTGAGATGCCTGGTTCTAGACGATTTTTGTTGAAATAAGTGAGGTTCACATGTTTTTTAAATCAGAAAGCAAACGTATAGCAGAGTTGGAAGGCAAGATAAATAACTTATCTCAAATCCTAGATGCACATGGAAAGTTAATCCGCTCTATGGTAGATGCCTACAAGCATTCTAAGTATGGTGTTAAAGCTGATGGTACACCTCGCAAGAAGCCTGGCAGACCAAGAAAGGTGGTGACAGCATGAGAAAAAAAATGACACCAGAACAAGCGATAGATGCTTTTCAACGTTATCAAGATGGAGAGAAACTCAAAGATTTGGCGGCAGAGCATGGACTTTCTCAATCACGTTTAGGGCAAATGAGAGACAAGTTTGAGCGAGTCATAAAGAGTCGTATTGCCTACATGGTTGCGTTGGCCTTGAATTGCGGAAGTAGCATGGAAGACATTACTAAAGCTATTGAGTGGGGTTTACATATCTACCAAAGAGAAAAGAAAGAAGAATTCGTAAAGTTTTCAGAAGAATACAACAAGTCTTTGGAGTTTGACAACTTATGAAAGCCTATCCCTACATGCACAAACACCCCACAAGCGGTCAAACAGAAATAGCAGCAGGGATGGACTTACGGGACTGGTTTGCTGGCCTAGCACTGCCTACCGCTATCAAAGAGGTAGAAGATGCTGAGTCCTATAACTTGTCAGATGTGGCAGAAATAGCTTACCAATACGCAGATGCAATGATGAAAGCAAGAAAGGAAGTTCCCCATGAGTAATATCGTTCCACTACAAGACATTCAGCACATGGCAGAAGTAGCAGCCAGTAGCAAGATGTTCGGGTTTAAGAACCCACAAGAGGCTATGGCAATCATGTTGCTATGCCAAGCAGAAGGCTTACACCCTGCTATCGCTATGCGTGATTTCCACGTTATCCAAGGTCGCCCTGCCCTGAAAGCAGACGCTATGCTTGCTCGCTTCCAACAAGCGGGTGGTTCTGTTGTTTGGAAGGAGTACACCAATGATGCCGTTACGGGTCTATTCACGCATCCGCAAGGAGGCTCTCTTGAAGTCACATGGACTCTTGTCCAAGCGAAATCCATTGGCATCGCCAGCAAGGATAACTGGAAGAACTATCCAAGAGCAATGCTCAGAGCGAGGGTCATTAGCGAAGGAATACGGGCTGTATTCCCAGGGTGTGTGGTCGGTGTCTACACACCTGAAGAAGTTGCGGACTTTGCGCCAGCACAAACGGTCAAACATATGGGCAATGTCGAGCGGGTGGAAGATATACATGAGGTTGCACTTGATGCGGTTGAGGAGGAAGGTGCGTTCCCTCTCTATGTCCCTGGCACTGACCAACCCTACAAACGCTATGCAACAGCGGAAGATTGGATAACAGGCTATGCCGACATGGTTTCCCGCATTATTTCTTCAGCGAAAGTCCCTGTGGAGGAAAAGGCAGGGAAACTTGAACGACTCTCGGAATGCAACAAGTCCACCACAGAAGGATTCGGAACAGAACACAGAGTCAAACTCAAAGCTGCCATTGTCACAGTCGGAGGAACAGTTAGCCCAAAGCCCGACAAGTCCCAGTCACAAGCCGATTCGGGACTCAGCGAATGAATATTCTGACTCACCTTCAAAGCGGTGGTAGTTTGACACCGAGGGACGCTTTAAACATGTTTGGGAGTTTCCGACTTGCAGCACATATCGAAAGTTTGCGGAAAGACGGACACAGAATCTTTACGCACTTGGTTAATGAAAACGGCTAGAAGTACGCTAGGTACACACTCAACT